TGTAGATTCTTTAGTCACTTTATCTTCCTTCTTAGGATTCATCTCGGCAGTCTCTTCGCCACCTTTTGGCTCATCTTCTTTCCTAGACTTTGCAATAGCTTTACGGCGTTTATGTAAGAACTTATCTGAAGAATCTACGTCGCCATCGTTATCAATGTCTTTATCGTCGCGATCATCAAATTTCTTCTTAGCTTCTTTGTCTTTTACCGGATCCATAGCCTCTTTCATGTCTGGCTTATCATGGACATATCCCATCTTTTTCATCCTTTCGTGGTCTTCAGGCTTATCTGCTTTATAGCCCTTGCCAGTTTTTGGGTCATACATCATATGCGGTTTAAATTCATCATCGTCTTCAGTTACGTCATCATAATCTTCACATTTGTATTTTTTACCTGCAACTGTGAATTCGGCTTCTCCCTTTTCTCTTGCTGCATTCAATGCAGCTGTAAAGGCATTGCCTTCGTCTTTTTGAGCCTGTTCATCAAGTGTGGCCCTAACACTTTTGATTAAAGATTTCATATCTTTCTCTCCGACATCCAGTGGGCCACTAATGAGCCAATAGCGGCGATCACCGCCGCAATTACAATTTTATTTATAAGATTGACTGTACGTGCATTATCGTCAACTTTCTTCTCAATATCATCTAACTTTTGCGAAAGTCGATTCATTCTCTCATACATCTTATCATGGTCGTCTTGTAAAGCAGTTATCTTTTCTTCTGCTCTAGCCATGCTAATCATAGCGTCAGCTAGTTTGTCGAGTTTTTCCTCGATTCTATCTAATCTCTTAGCGTTGCTGTCTGATGTCTCGGCCATTAGTTATCTACCTTTGCACTACCGCGCCACTGATAACAAGACCAGTACTTAGCTTTCCACTTAGGTCCGGGATTATCACAACCATGACGTGCTCTAAAACTCGCTCTACGCTTTGGATCATCGCGTTTAATTTCCATGTTCGGGTCGCCAAACCGTACGACAACAACGTTACCCTTTGGTCCTTTGACATACACTTTGAATTTTTTATTAGGATTTTCTGACGTCCTAATTGGATCATTCAAGTTGACCTTTTTGCCTTGATACTCAGCCTCAGTAATTTCTAAATCTTCATAGATAGAATCACATGCGGCATCAATCGCGTTTTCTCTATAGAGCTTAAATTTATCCACCGAACTCATGGCCAGCTACCCTTTTCATTTGCTTATTGAATTGCGCCTGTGACGGCTTTTCTTTATATAGTTTAATTGAGATATCAGGTCTTTCTTTACCCTTGATTCTCCAGTTATATCCTTTATCTTTATGCTCAGGTTTAGTAGTCTTTACAACCCTGCGCTTGTAGCCTGCTTCCCAAGTCTCTGATTTCTTGCCTGGGCCTTCAGAAATAAAAGATTTAAATTTAATCATCGCTTTTATCTTTGCCCTGACCCATATCACGATATCTTTTCTTAACTTCTGCTTTGGTCATACGATCGATATCACCAATCATAGAAGGTTGCTTTACAATCTTTCGTAGCTGAGCTTTAATATCACCCGGTGATTTGCCTAGCATAATCATCGGAGGTAACCCATCAACAGAAACTCTAAACATCATTTCTTCATTGAGATCTTCATTGACACCAGCACCTAATGATCTTACCTTTTTACGAGTACCAAACTTCTTAGTATCTCCACGGTCTAACATACCAGCCATGCCTTTACCCGGATCGTCTTTGCCATGTGCACCTTGTGCTCTACCGGGAGGAAGCTTCTTAATCTTTCCGCCTTTAGCTAAAAATGCTTTTACTGCATCTGAATTCTCACGCTTTGCTGGCTTCTGCTTTCCGTCTGGCCCGATAGTAGTAGGACCAGCTGGCTTTTTCTTTTTAGCAGCATTTGCGCCTTGTTGAATTTTGTGACCAAGATAAGCACCTGCAGCAGCTCCAGCTGGACCGGCTACGCTACCAACAACACCACCAGCTACTGCGCCAGCAATACCTTCTGCTACATCTGTAGATTCTTTGGCTGCTTTGTACATACCAAGAGCTTTAGAAAAATGTTTATTCCCCATCATTCGCTTTGATTCTGGATGGTTAGGATTATCATGTGCCATGCGAACACTATCATGATCAACCTTTTTAGCCTTAGCGAATTTTTGGTATGCAGCCATCCTCTGAGTGTTGATGACTCGTGCTTCTCTGATTTGATCGAATGATTTCATTTTACCCTCTTACCTTTGCGGCTAAATCTTTATCTGCTTTTCCCCAAGTGCCTGAGGACTTTGTTACGAATGAATTGACTCGAGCAAAACCCCATTGCTGTGGAGTTGTTCCCGGTCTGTGGCCAGTGCGCCATGCAGCTACACCGCGGTTATATACTTTTCGAAGAATACTTAGTGGCATGCCAGACTTCTCAGCTTTTTTCTTCAAGCCAGAAGTAGCATCTTCCATCATTTCTGCGTGTTCCTTGAATTTCATACCCTTTTTCCTATCGTTATTTGCTTGTTTTTCTTTTGAATCAGCAGTCTTCTTGGCAACCATTTTCAGACGATCATTGCGAATCTTCTGTTGTGCTTTATTCAAAGGACCTGACATTGTAGAAGGTTCAGCTTCTTCTTTTGTTATTTTAGTTTTAGGAGTTAAAGTCTTGACTTTAAGCATAGACTTAATGCCGAGCTTACGAAAAGCTTTAGTCTTTGCTTCCTTTTCAGTGCGTGCATCAACAGTTTGTACGCCTTCTCCTTCAACTTCAACTCTATACTTTGCCATTAGTCGTCTCCAAACATTTGCTTGAATTTTTTAGTATGTTTACTTGGTTTTGTCTTAGCAGTAGCATCGCCCGGTGCTTTCTTGTATGCAGCTGGATTATCATCATCCATCTTAGCACCCTTCTTAAAATGAGAGTCTCTCGCCTTCTTCGTCGACACAGACTTTATACCACTATGGTAAGCTTTAGGCTGTGTGCCCTTGCGATCCTTAATGTCTGAATCTTGAGGTGAGCTTTGATTGCCTTCATCATCTTTCTTTTTCTTTTCTAAAAGATCAACAGAATCCAACCACTTACGAAGTGTTTTACCAGAGCTTTCTACAATAACATAGTTGGTGCCAAGCACTTTGACTTCTGCTATTTCGTCAGTATCTTTGACCACAACAATGTCACCAACATCAAATAGTTGTCCTTTAACATAAGCTTCACGAGTTTCAGAAACCTTTTGAAGCTGGACATGATTCTTAAAATTCTTTTCTTCTTTTAATCCTAAGCCTTTACGTACAGCATTGAACAAACTTTTTGCATCAGCATTACTTAGACTCTTTGGAAGACCTTGAGCAAATGTTGTGAAGTCTCCATCCGTAGCTGTCTTACGCATCTTTGACGCTGACATACCCTTTACTTTATCAGACTCAGGATCTCGCTCACCGGCACTCTCAATAGTAATCTTTTGAAAGTTAAAGAATCCGTGTCTACCTTTTTTACCATTCACTGCATTAAGTCTAGCAGTAAACTCATTTACTCTATCAGACCCAACTACCATGACTACATTTTTAAAGCCTTCTTTGTATATCGCACTGGCAACTTCCATGACGTTACGAGTGTTTGGGCTCATCATAATAGAACGAGCATACTTAGGGAATGCTTTACGTGCAAACTTGACTTTTGTTTTGTAGTCTATTGGATTTTTATCTTTGTCTGCAGACGGTGATAGAAAAATACGGTACGGATTACGACCTGCCTTTGAAGCAAGTTTCTTCAAAAGTTTTTCATGGCCAATAGTAGGAGGGTTCATTCTACCAAATGTAAAATAAACGGTCTTCTCTTCTTCAACCAAATATGATCTAAATGTGCTAATCATCTCTTACGACTGATCTCCGCTTTACGTTTCTGAGGCAACATTCTTCTCTGCAAAATCTTAATTCTTTGTTGCCAGCCGCCTTGCTTCAAGCGCTTCTCAATTTGCTTTTTCTTAGCTACTGAAACCTCACCCTTAGTCTTTCCTTTGCCAGCTAATTTATCAGCAAAAGTATTACGCGCACCACGCTGTGCTCGCTTCTTTAAAACATCTGTTTTAGCGAGTCTCTTTCTTGCTCTTTTTCTAGCTAATTTTAAACGAGTTTTTCGGCGCTTCATACTACGAGCGAGTTTACGCCGGCCTTGAATTGACAACTCTTCTGTAAAGTCTTTAAAAGATAATGGCATTGCCATTTCTATCTCCCTGGTTTATCCCATCCCTTTAATATATCGGGTGAAAAGTTGGCGTATGAGAATTCCATACGATCAAC